AACTGAACAACGGGTTCGCCGTTGTAGGTGCCAACCCTAACGCCATCCATCTGCGCTAGGGTGGCGGTTTTGAACGACGAGAATAGTGTTTCGGCCTCGTCGAAGCGTTGTTTGGCGTTCGATAGGTTCACCCAAAGATGCCCTAATTCTGTCTCGCCATCGGTTAGTCCGGGCGATAGTGTCCGAACGGTCTCATAGGTTGATGTGCTGCCGTCGTAGTCGGGTTCGACATTCTGATCGACTAGACGCTGAAACGCCGATACGGCACTTCGAACTTGGATAGCGTGTTGGTTATCCCAATTGACGTCAAACTCGGTGTAACGGCCGCCTGTGACCGCTGCGACTACGGCAAAAGGTAGACCGAGAATGTCAAGATACCAATGAACCTGCTCGAAGTATGTGCGCGGTAGTTCACTCCAATACTGCGAAGTGTGTTTGATCTCGACGATGCCAATTTTCCCATCGTTGTCGATCATGAGCGCATCGGGATTGGCTCTATAGTCCGGGTTTAAATTGCTAACCCATGTGCCTGTTTCAATGACTTCGACTTCGGGGTGTTGTTCGGCGAATAGTTGTCTAATGGCCGGCTCGAATAGTGTCCCCATACGCATAGGGATCGACGGTTCGATGCGATCGCTAGTGAGCCCGCGTTTCTCTGCCCAAAGTGTGTACGTCGACTTGAACGGACTAACGCCCAGAATCGCGCCAATGTCTGACCCGGTAATCCCGCGACGGGCTTCATGCCACTCGTCGGAGTCCGGTGCGAAAGTGCCTAAAAGGGTTGCCCCTGTTGTCTGTGTAATCATGGTGACTACACTATAACCGACCTAAGACTCTTTGTCTTTCTTAGTCTTTGACGACACGCTAGAGATTGCTTCGCTCATGGCAGCGTCGAAGTCACGATCGTCGACTAGACCCTTGCCGGCATAGTTGAACGATAGTGCCATGACGAGCCCTAGAACGGCACCGGTAGCACCGAATAGGGCTGAGTCTAAAGCGGTATACCCGTAGATTGATCCTGCGCCTAGAAACGCGATACCTGCGCCGAGAGTAAACGCGGCTACGCGCTTGTAACGCTTAGGGATACGTCTCCAGAATCTCACTTTTTTGCCGGTGCTTTCTTTGCTGCCGGCTTAGGTAGGTCGCCGATCAACTTGAACAAGTCCTTTAGGATGGCTGCGCTCGCCGCGTGTGGGACTGGTGCCGGGGCGCATGATGCGTGAAGATGGTTAGCCCCTGACGCGCTTAGTGCGGTGCCAGTACAACCGATCTTGCCGATGACGGTCTCGCCGCCGACAATGCGGGTGCCGCGCTTTAGAGGCGAAGCCTCTAGCATGTGGTTGTACTCGATGAAGTTGTCATCCCCACCGTTCTTAGTGATGATTGTCCAACCGAGTGCTTCGTCAAAATAGTTCTTTACAACGGTGGCCGAAGTGATCGCGTAGATTGGCTTGCCGGCTGATCCGGTAGTGAACCCCCAGTCGCTACCACGGTGCGGGTGCTTGCGGTAAGGTGCGGTGTTGCCTAGTTCGTCGCGGCGTTCTGCCCCTGCGCCCTTGATTGGTTCGTGATAAGTAGTCATTATGCCCCGATTGCTTTATTGATTAGTGCGATGATTGTGGCCGTCATGGCCGCGGTGATAACGCCCAAAAGCATGGCATAACCCTCGATCTTGCGAACGCGTCTTTCTAACTCTGCGTAGTTCTTGACGGTCGCCTTAATTTCGGCTATGTCCTCGACGATACGCATAAGCAAGTCGGATTGAGTCGGTCGATCAGTAGTCATGTTTTTAACCTAGTGCGCTGATTTCTTCGACGGTTAGACCTAGTGCTGCGAGTTTTGCCTGTGCGCTTGCTTTAGCGGCTGCGCGGGCTTCTTCGGCTGCGACACGTTCGGCTTCGGCTGTAGCGTAGGCTGCGGCGTCGGCTTCGCGTTGTGCTAGTTCTTCGATTGACAATTCAACTTCGGTGGTTTCACCGGTTGAACAGTCGACGACGAGTTTGGTGAGTGGTGCTGTCTTTGCCATGTTGTTGCCTTTCTTATGAGACGGTTACGCCGGCTAGTGAACCCTTGGTAATGCCGTAAAGGGTTGCGGTTGAGTATTGAACAAATGTTCCAACTTCGGGGGTTAGCGTAAGACTGGTAATCGCTGCGGTGTTTGACCATAGCCCGGCGATAATGACCATTCGGGTTCCGGTTGCGTTGTTCTCTGCGGTCGTGTCTAGGCTAACGCTTTTGTTTGTTGAACCTGCGTAGTTAGGGATGTATATAAGGTTGTTCGAGAACGTGTTAGATGTGGCGTTGTTCGCCGGGACTGCGCCGCGATAGATTCCGTTATTGGTGTTGCCGAAAGACGACGCGCTTGAGCCGTTGCCCTGTAACTCTTTGTATGAGTAGCCGGAGGTCGAGCCGTTGAATCGTAGGATTACTTCGTCGTCGGCGTAACCGGTGCGACTGCTGCGACCTGATAGTTCGACCATTAGGTCGGTCATGGTGCTGGGGATAGATAGAAACTCTATGTTTGCCGCGCCACCCGCGCCGACGGTGACTGTTGCGATTTTGGTCATACTCATTAGGCAACAACTCCGTAAAGTGCGAACGTGGAACCGGCAGCAAAACTATCAACGTTTGTTCCCACCGTTAGAGAGGTGATTGCCGATGTTGAAGCCCAGCGGCTTGCCGAAGCCTCTAAACCATCGTTAGGCGTGTTTGAGCGGGCTAACGCCGTTTTGTGCTTATCGGAAGCGAAAGCGTCTTGAATGTCTACCAAGTGATTAGACATCGCCCCAGCGGTTGGGCCAAGGCCATAGGCTGACGCGATTGAGAACCCAGTCGCGGAACTGGCAACCGAGTTAGTAGTCGACCCGTTGCCCGCCATTCTAACGGTTGAATAGTTGGAACCACTATCTCCGTTTGCTCGGACATAGACTGCGGGGTAACCGGTGCCATTTGGTTTTGCTGATACGACGAGTCTTAAATCGCGGTAGCCGGTTGTAGGGATTGAAGCAAACGTGACCGAAGATTGTGCCGACCCGAGGGTTATGTTTTGTAGTGGAACTAATGCCGCTGCCATGATTACCCCTTAAGACCGTAGATTGAGAAACGCGACCCGGCAACCCAGTTAGTGCCGAAAACCTTATCGACCGTGATTGACGTAATAGCCGAAGTTGAAAGCCACAACCCAGAACGCAAGTTGACATTATTCTGCCCCGAGTTCACGCGACCAGACATTGAGCGGAAAGTCTTATTTTTGACGGTGCTAGAAAAGTCAAGAATCTCGAAAATAGCGGTTCCAAAGGCTCCCGAAGTTGCCGTGTTGCCTAGCATAGAACCGATTTCCATGTTTGTTGGAGGCGTTCCTGCCGCTGAAGATACTGATGAGCCGTCGCCCTGTAAACTGTGGCGCACATAATTGTTGCCGGTGTCACCATTAACTCGGACATGCATTTCTTCGTAAACGGTGCCGTTGTCTGAGCGTCCGACCACTCGGACTTGTAGGTGTTTGTAAGCGGCTGCGGCGGTGCCTAGAGATGAGAACGTGACGCTTGACTGAGATGACGACAGCACCGTAGTCGTGATGAGTTCGTAATCGGCAGGTGCAGCACCCCCCGACGAGGCAAGTATTCCCAAAGGCAACAACACGTTACGCTCCTAGATTACCGACGAGCCAGTAAACGCCCGAAGCAACACATTCGACCGAAACGCCCGCGTATTGCTTGGCGGTCTTTAGGTTGCCGTCTGCGCTGTTTAGGGTTACGCCTGAACCTGCGGCAAAAGTAACCTGACCGGTACCGTACTGAGCGAAGTCGATTCTCTGACCTGCGGTTAGCACGTTGTCGATAGTGATCGTGATAGCCGAGTTAGTTGAGCGAATGAGCGAGTAAGCGTCGCCGGCCACGATTGAATAGTTGGCGGTCTTGTCGCTGATAGTCTGCGCCTGAGCCGGGACAAGGTCTGCCCATGCTGAACCGGTGTAATACGAGAACTTGTTAGAGTCCTCCAACCAAGTCAACATACCCTCTGTCGGGGTAGCAATAGCCGAAGTACGCGCCGTCGACGAAGCGAACGTCATAACACTCTGGTCCATAAGGTAAGTGTTGATGTCGCTGGCCGGTAGCGGGTAGCCGTTTAGAAAGTTCTTTCTAGGCATGATTTAAAACTCTTTCCATAGTTCTAGTGTAGTAGTCCAGTTATCAACGTCTATTGAATGACTTACTTTCGTAATCGTGTAATAGTCGTCGATGTTTAGCGGGGTGCGAGCGTATTTGACGCCGATGAGTTCACCCGGGTTGAAGAAAGCCGCGTTCGTGAGAGTGCCCTCACGATCAACGGCCGGTGTTGATACTTGATTAACGAGTTTGGTTGGTGACTGAGCGAACACTTCGTCTGCCCATTTCACTAGTTGCCCGTCGGGGGTTGTGTTGATTGCTACGTCCAACGCAAAGATTCCATAAAGGTCGATACTGTCTTGGTTGGTTTTGACAACGTATTCGGTGTCGTCGTTCTTGTTTGCTACACGCAACGAGTTGAATACGACGTCGGAGTCTGCGCGAACTCGAATGTCTGACATACAAAGGTGGTAAGGCTGGCCGTGGTTGTTGCCGACGGTGTAGGTGCCCTCGGGTGCGGTTGTGACAATTGTCGGGCGTGGTATGACAACAACTTCTTCGGTTGGTGGGTCAACCCAGAGAACGCCTAGTCCGGTTTCGATTGCGTCGTTGATGAACTTGTTGATGATGACGTCGGTCTCGGTGGTTGTTGGCATTTTGTGATTGAGCGGAAGCGACGCTGCCGACATGGCGAAGCCGGCACCCTCGACGGCTGTGGTGATTGCTTCGAGCGGGGTGACGTGTTCGCCTCCGTGAAAGCCGGACGTGTCGTATTCTGCGACTCGTGTGTTCATGATTCGCTTGTGAGCGTCGAAAGCCTTAATCGAGACCGTGTTCCAGTTGTTGCTCTGTGACCCGTAGGTGACGTCGATAGTGTCGATGTAACCGTTGAACAGGTAGCCCTCTGTTAGCCCGTTGTCGACGCGTACACGGATACGAGCGCCCGGTCTGACCGACTTGTTTACGCTCGGGTCATAGTCGAAAGTTTGTAACACGATAGACGCTTCGCCCGACTCGGGCTGAAAGTAAAGACTTGACTGAATACTGCCACCGAGAGACGTGTCAACTTTGACGGTTACGGCTTCGAACGGTTGCCACGCGAAGCCCGGCAAAGTCTCATCGCTGAGCACATCATCCCCGCCGATAAGACTTTCACCGATAATGAACGCGGTTGATGACCCGAGCACGTCGTCCCCACCGAGCAATGACAAGCCGATTAGAAACAGGTTGTCCGCTTCGAACGGCAGAAACATTTCTACCTTGACGTGTTGAGCAATGTCGAAGTTAGGGATTGTCGTCATTAGCGGAGCAGACTACTTAGAGATGTACCGGTTGACTTGGAGTAAGCAGCTACTGTGTCAACGATTGTCTTAGCGGTTACGGCCTGAGTGACGTTTACGGTGATACCTGATGATGTGGATTTGGTGTTTAGTAGGTTAGTGCCAACGCCCGGAGCCTTAGCAAGTTCCGCTTGGTAAGCCGCGTACCTTTGCGGTGAAGCGGTCGGGCTTGGAACTCCTCCACCGGTGCCACCCGGTGACGAGTCGCCCTTAAGTGAGAGAATACCGGCAGCCGTGCCAACTGCGCCAAGTCCAATGCCAACGCCTAGAGGGATTTTGCTAAGTAGTCCTCCTGCGCCTCCAGCGGCACCGGCAGCGGCAGCGATAGCAGCAACGGCAGCATAAGCCTTAGCGGCAGCCGACGCGACATTCCAAGCGGTTGTTACGGCACCGATACCGGCAGCAAGTGGGAGCAACCAGTTCTTATTAGCAACTGCCCACTTAGCGACCGCGATTCCGTCGTTGATGATTTGAATGAGAGCGTCTGAGATGATTGTTAGAGCCTCGACTCCGCCCGGAGACGCCAACCAAGTAGACAACTTGCCAAGAGCAGGAAGTAACGCCATGCCGACTTTCTCTTGAAGGTCTGCGAAGATTGCGGTCATTCTCATGTAAGGGTCGGTGTCTGCGGCTGTCTTAGCTGCTCCCGCGGTTGCGGTTGCTAGGTCGTTGATAGCGTCTTTCGAACCCTTTAGCGACGGCATGAGTTTGATGAGTGCGGTGTCTGAGCCGTTGAATGACTTGCCCATAGCAAGAGTGACGGCTTCGAGTGACTTGCCTGTTGCCGCCGAAGCGTCTAGAGCAATAGCCATAAGTTTGTTAGCGGAGGTTACGTCGCCGGTCGAACGGATAAGCGTCGCATAAGCCGGGCGAAGTTGGTCGTCCAAAATTCCGAACTGAGTTTGCCACTTACTAATCGAGTTCTCGACGGATTTGATTTGGTCCTTGTTTGCCCCGGTCGTGTTCTCTAGCTGCTTCGCTAGGATTGCCTGAGCCTTAGCGTCCTCGACTGCTGCCTTGGTAGCGTCGCCAAGTTCGCGAGCGATGAAAGCAAAAGAAAGACCGACGCCGATTGAAGCGAACGCAGACTTAGCGGACTTGCTGAAACCGGTAATCTTCTTGTTCAACTTAGAGAGTTCAGACTGTGAACCCTGAGTCGCCTTAGTAAGGTTTCTAAACTCGCCAAGGATTTCGACGTTCAAGACTAGCGACATGGCTAACCGTTCCTCTCCTCTAGCGCCTCGCAGAACTTTGCGTACTCTGCGACCGTTAGTTTCCTATACTGCTCCGGGCTCATCCCTGTGGCTAAACAGAAATAAACCATTCTTTCAATTAGGTCGTTAGACCTTTTGGGTCGGCGATGAAGCCCTCCAGAAACTCGTTGATCTGGTGAATGTTCATCTTGCCGAACTTCTCCAACTTCGAGTCTGGGTTGTTGCGTTTGTCTAATACCCAGCAAAGCGCCTTAGCGTTCTTGCCTAGTCCTAAACCCTTTTCGAATACTTCTTCGAACGAACGGCCAGTTAGTAGGTTCAACTGTTCGATTTCGTCCATGGTAAGAATGTCGACTACGGTTGTGCTTGCTGCCATTTTGTTACTCCTCTGTGTTAATACTTACGATACTTGTTTATCAGTTTATCGATGTTCTCGACATAAGTCTTGAGCACCTGCTCGCGCGTTACCTTGAGAGCGTCCGCGAAGAATGGCTGCGGCATGATGTTTTTGTAAACGAAGTTTCGCTTGTCGTAGTACCAACCCCAGTGAATAGGGTTAGCGTAAGGGACTTTGCTACTGCCGGCACGAACAAGAACCTTGCGGGCTTGCTTGGCCGTTCGAATCGAGGCACGCAAAGCACCCGAGCGAGACGGCACCAAAGTGCGAGCCTCTGAGGCGACTATCTCACCAGACAACTGCGACGCAGCTGCGACCTCGGCGTTAGGTACGCCAATAGCCTCTAGTGCTTTGATAGCCTCTCGGAGACCTACAACTTCAATGCCGCCCCGGGTAGCCATGGTTAGGCGGTTACGTCGATTTCCACGCCGTAGTAGATGTGGCTTGCTGGGGTGTGAACGGCGTTGTCTACGGTTAGTTCAACTGAGAACTTGACGGTCTCGTTTGAGGTTAGCGAAAGCGGTGGCAACTGGTCGAACACGACGGTGCCCTTGTAGTGTGGCTGGTCTGCCGACGGTGAAGCGTTGCCGTTAGGCGCAATCGTGAACGCAACTTTGGTGCCGAAGTTAGCCCAGAGAACCTGATAGAGCGAAGTGTCGTCGCCAGAGGTAATGCCCTCTAGAGTCAACTTCCACTCGCCGCCGACGCGGTATTCGCAGAAAGTCTGAACGTCGCCCGGAGCGTCGTCTAGGGTCAGTTCAACCATGGTCGCGTCGCACGCGTAGTCGGTCGTTCCGATTTTGAATAGGATGTTTTGCGCCTTTTTATCTCATTTTTAGAAACGGGTTAGATTATCCGGAAAGGATAGCACATGATTACGAACGCAATACAGACTTGGTTGGCTTCGCTTCAACTTGACTTCGAACAGATGGTGCTTGCTGGGCTGGCCATTAAACTGGCGGAGTCTTTTGACGAGTCGGGCAATACGTCTACAGCTGCGGAACTTCGCAAGACTGTTTTGGAACTCCAGCGGTCTCTCAAGGGTTCCGTTGTCGAGCACGATCCACTAGCGGAGATGCTGACCCGCTAATGCTTCAACTCCCGGCACGTTACACCCAACCCCTATCTGAGAACTTTGAAACGGACGGGGATAGGCTCATTGAACTTATGAGTCTTTGCTGGGTTACGCCGGAGACCGATAAGCCTATCGAGTTGGACGAGTGGCAACGCTGGTTATTGCGACGCATGCTCGAGCGCTACCCAGCCGACCACCCGCGCTACCCCGGACAACTTCGCTACCGTCAAATCGTCTGCTCAATGGGGCGACAGAACGGAAAGTCGGTAATCGGTGGCGGGCTCGCACTCGACGCCATGACATTCCACTTAGGCGACGTGCTGTCTATCGCTTCATCACTAGATCAGGCCACGATTATCTACAACCGTGTCAAGCACGTCATCGACGTCAACGGCTGGTTGAAGAAACGGTTCAAGCGCACAACCGAGACCCGAGGTATCGCCAAGGCAGACGGAACGGGAACTTACAAAGTTAGCCCGGCTAAAGAAGCCGCTCTACAGGGCAAGCCGGTGAAACGTGTCATTCTCGACGAGGGCCACCTTGCCAAGGCTGGAATCTGGACCGCAGCTACTAAGGGCGCTATGGCTCAAAAAGACGCGACCGTAATCATGATTACAACCGCCGGCGACCAAGACTCGACGACTCTAATCAACCTTTACAAGACCGCCGAAAAGGCTATAGCGGGCGACCCGTCTCTGGAACGTTTCGGGGCGTTTATCTGGGAGGCACCGGCAAACGCACCTATCACCGACCCGTCCGCGATTATGGCCGCTAACCCCGCCGTTGCGTGCGGACGCGTAGACATTGACTTAGTGCTCTCGGACATTCAAACCCAGCCCGAACACGAAGTCCGCCGGTACACCCTCAACCAATTCATTACTGGCACATCATCGTCTTGGCTACCGAACAACTTGTTCCGCGCTTGTACCGGGTCGGGCGTCACAAACCTAAACGGCGCAGTCTTTGCCGTCGACATCGCACCGAACTGGACGTCTGCCGTAATCGCAATCGCCAACACGAACGGCGAAATACAAGAAACCGAACTTGTCGCGTCATACAACAACCCAACCGAAGACCTGCTCTACGAAGAACTGAAACGTCTCGCGATCCAATACGGAGCCAGAGCAATCACCCTAGACGACAAAGTTCTCAGCAATTTAGGCAAAAGACTCAAACAAGCCGCGCTCCCGGTCTGGCAACTATGGGGCAAAGAAGTCTCAGCTGCTCACTCAGCCGTCTACGCTCTGTTCTCTCAGGGACTCGTCAAGCACAACAACGACCCGCTACTAGTCGCCCAAATGGGCAACGGCGTCACCAAGTACACGGGCGAAACTTGGCTAATCTCGCGCAAAGAATCACGCGGAGAGATAGACGCACTTATGGCTACGGTCATGGCGTTGTATGTTTCAAGTCGTTCGCAACACGCCGGCGTACAAGTGTTCTAAAAAAAGTTGTTAGTATGCTAGGTGTATGGCTTCACTATGGACACGCATAACCGGCAAGACCGAAAGGCGAGCAGCGCAACCGACTATTCCGTCGCGCTCGGCGACCGTCGTCACCGCAGACACCGCCCTATCATTGACAGCCGTTTACCGCGCTTGTCAAATCATCGCGACCCCAATCTCAAAGATGACCGTCGAGACTTACCGTTACGCGTCAGGCGTCGGCGACCTCAAAATCGAAAACCCGCTACTGGTCAACAAGCCGTCACTTTACGACAGCCGTCGCGACTTTTTCTTCCAGACCGTCGTCTCACTAGCAACCGACGGCAACGCGTTCTGGTACAAGGAGTTCGACAGCCGCGGCAACGTCAACAACCTAACTATCTTGCCAGCCTCATCGGTCTCAGTAACTTGGAACGAAGCCAAGACCGCTAAGGTCTACGATTACGCCGGGGCGAACATCACCGGACGCGTCGAACACCTGCGTCTATTCTCAAAGGTCGGCGACCTGCGCGGGCTCTCACCTATCGCAGCGTGTTACAAAGACATCGCAGCTGCTCTTGATCTACGCGACTACGCAGCCAACTGGTTCTCATCAGCCGGCGTTCCAACTGGAATCATCAAGTCGAACCGAATCATCACTAAGGACGAAGCGGTTGAAATGACCGCCAACTGGCACAACAAGCAACAGAACCGCCAGACCGCCGTTCTAGGTTCGGGCGACTCTTACGAAATCGTTCAGTTGTCACCAAAGGACGCACTCTTTACCGACGTTCAGACTCAGGCCGTTCAGGCTATCGCCCGTCTAATGGGTATCCCTGCTCGTCTGCTCTTGACCTCCACCCCGGGAGGCTCAGACACTTACACCAACTTGTCGGACGAGAACCAGACTTTCTACCGCCACACCCTCACCGGCTATACCGACGCAATCTCGGACGCACTAAGCAACTGCCTACCGCGCGGAACCCGTGTCGACTTCAACTTCGAGTCATTGTTCAAGGCAGACATTGCCGAACGGTACGGTTACTACAAGGTCGGCGTTGACGGCGGTTGGCTATCGACCGAAGAAGTAAGAACTAAGGAAGGACTTTAATGTCTGAAATCGAAACCCGCTCTTTCGAAGTTCGCCTAGCGGACACCGAAGAACGCACAATCACCGGACTAGCCGTTCCATACGGACAGGAAGCCAACATCGGCGGCCAGTACAAGGAACGCTTCGAAGCCGGAGCAATCGACAACGTTGACGACGTGAAGTTGTTCTACGCACACGAGGAACCAATCGGCAAAGTTATCGCAGGTCGCGACACCGACGGCGGGTACGAGATTACCGCCAAAATCTCACAGACGCCACGAGGCGAAGAAGTCCTAACGCTTATGCGTGACGGCGTTCTAAACAAGTTTTCAGTCGGTTTCGTGCCGGTTGAAGATCGTTGGGAAGATAACAACTCAACGGTTATTCGCACCAAGGTATCTCTCAAAGAGGTCTCCGTGGTCGCGTTCCCTGCCTTTACAGGCGCAACAATAAGCGAAGTACGCA